AGCTACTCTTGGAGGTGCTGGATGGTCGCCTGTTTTGTCCCTAGTTACTGATGGTAATCGCCGGGTTTTTCAGGTAGTTAATTGGATAGGAGGTTCGGGCACTCCCCCTGCAACGGGTGGGTATATTGGAATATCTGGATTAGTTTCTTCAATTAGCTCTGCTGTTGATGTTCGGGGTTCTCCTGGACTACCGGGAGAGGGAAGTGCTTTTTACAAGCATACTCAATCGCCTGCATCTGCAACCTGGACAATTATTCATAATTTAGGCTTTGAGCCACAGACTCAAGTTTTTAGTTCAGGAGGAGTAAAAATAGAAGCTTTTGTACAAAACCTTTCTTTAAATACTACTCAAATTATTTTCAGTAGTCCCTTTAGTGGTTATGCAATTTTATCGAGGTAATTATGACTTTTATTGAATTTTGGTCTGACACTGAATTTAAAGGAAAAATTCGGGCTTCTGTTGCCCCAGAAAATCCTAACGATTTGGTCAATTTTGGTACGTTAAATGCTCTTCTGGAAGGGTTTGATTACAAGGACGCAGTATTTGCTTCTGCCCCATCAAATATCAATTTAAATGCTCCTGGCTCGACAATTGGTGGGGTAACTATGAGTTTAGCCAATTCTCGCTTTATTGCAGCAAATCAAACTAATAACACAGAGAACGGACTTTATAATTGGAACGGAGCTTCTGTTGCAGCTACCCGCACTGCTGACGCTAGTACAGGAGCCGAACTCAGAAACGCGATTGTAACTGTTGCCTCTGGTAGTGGGAATAACGATGAGGGCGTGACTTACAGGCAGATTACTCAATCCGTGACTTTGGGAACTTCTCCTATAATCTGGCAAGTTCATGGGGCCGGAGTTCCTGACGCAAGTGAAACCACATCGGGTAAAGTACAGCGTGCTACTTTAGCCGAACTAGAAGCGGGAACAGACACAGCCAAATATGTCACCCCTTCCTTGCTTGCCAGTTGGTCCGGAAGACGGCGATCAGTAACTACTAATCCTTTTGGAGATGGCACTAATACGGTGTTTGTGATCACACATACCCTGACTGATACTAATCCCAGCGTAGAAGTAATTCGCAATAGCGGTAATAGAGATACTGTAGGCGTATTCACAGAAAGATTAAGTAATACTTCGATTCGCCTAACCTTTGCTTCTACAGCAGTACCTTCTGTGAATGGATTTGTAGCCAAATTACTAGCTTAGTATTGTGAAAGAATTTCTTGGGCCTACTGACACTTTAGATTCGATTACTACAGCCCGATGGGTTGCTAGTCGGTTGCAAAGCGAGATAGTAACTATTAGGAACATTTCTGCTACAGAGCAGATTCCTGTTACCTCTTTCCTAAGAGAAATTACTCTTTTAGAAGTGCGAAACTTACGCACTTCTGCGGGAAGTGCTACAATAACTTTTAGCTTTGGTAGTGGTGTTTCTTTTGGGGCAATACCAGGACTATCTAACCTATCCCTTACTACTGCCCGGGCTAATTTTACAGTATCTGGACAAGGACAAATTATTACTACTGCTCAAGAAATTCGATTCGATATTACCAGCGTTACTGGTGGACCATTGAGTATCCCTTTTTTGTTAATTTTCCGCGAAACAGCATCGCTAACTTAAATGCCTAATAGTTTAACTGCTCAAAGCTTATTTTTAAATAGTCCCGAATATATTGAAAGATACCAAATTGCATTAACAAATGTTTCTGGGTCTTTCAATGAAAAGTCAACTAATTCAGCTTTTTTTGATAGTGAAATCAAGCCTAATTTAATCGATGATACATCTGTCCGATTTTATGTTTACAAAAGGATTCTATCAGAAATGATTGTTTTTAATCCTTATGTCAAGTTGAATGTAGCTAAATTGGGAATGACGGCAGCAGTGTTTGGGGAAGCTCCAAGACTCGCGCTTTCTATTAATATTGGAGATAAATTAAATCCGATTTCTGAATCGGATATTTTGCAAGCAGTGACAGAACAATTCAACGACGAAAATCTGTTGGCTCAATTGCTAAATCAAAATATTCTCAAAGTGTCTGCGGTTTTTAATAATTAGTTCTTGTAGGAGTTTTGTTATGTTTGAATCTAAAAAATCACAAGAATCGCAATTGTGGACACCAGTAGAACTAAAATCTAAAAGACTTTATCTCTGGTTTGACGCTACTGATAATACTACTTTTGGTTGCGATAAAAATAATAGTATTTTTATCTTAAAAGGTGGAAGTAATCAGCATTTTCTACGAAAAGTATTTGCTTTCTTTAGAAAAACAGTAATTAATTTGATAGCGATTTTTAAAGGTCTGTAATTTTAATTAATGCTAATAATCGATGCTAGTCCCCGATTATGGACACCCGCAGATTTACCTATTGGAATGCTTTCATTGTGGCTAGATGCGGCTGATTTAAGCACTATTACCGTATCTGGAAGCGGAGTCTCACAGTGGAGAGACAAAAGTGGTAATGGGCGGCATTGGTCTCAGCCAACAGATGCTCAAAGACCATCACTTTCCACTTCAGGAGGATTACCATCCATATTGTGGGATGGCTCGAACGATTCCCTTCAGCGCAATCCTGAATCTTGGGCGTTTGTTTATCCAGTGTCTTTCTTCGTGTCGTTGCGCGCAGTGTCCTGGACTAATGCTTATAACTCGCCGTTTGAATTTTACAGTTCGGGGGCCGCATCCACGGCGGGATGGTCGTATTTCGTCAAGTCGAGCGGAAAGAGCGCCGTCTATACAAATGACACTGCGGGCAACCAGCGAAATTACGACGGCACGGGCGCACTCACTTTTTCCACTGGCACAACAAACATCTTGTGCGGCACCATCGGCAACGGCTTTATCAACACTTGGGGGAATGGCGCGGTAGACGGCACGGTTTCTGGCGCTTGGACCCAGAGGACTAACCTTGGAACTTTGTCAGTTGATGTCGGTTCTGGCGTAAAGTTCAACCGCTTTACAAACTGGCGTATCTACGAAGCCGCCGTTTTCACGGGCTTCACGCTAACGGCTGAATTTCGCCAAAGAATGGAAGGATACATGGCCTGGCGAGCAAATTCATTTGGTGATCTCACTGCGCTGAACAACCTCGCCGCCGCGCATCCTTTGCATCCTTTTAAAAATCGTCCACCTCTTGTTTCTGATATTTAAGGTAAAATAAAATCAGAAAATATTTGGAGAATTTAAATTGAATTACAGAAAATACTTAGCTGGAATTAGTATTCCACCAGCAGAATTGATCACATAGCAAGATAAGAGTGGCAATAATAACCACCTTTTAGCAAAACCGAAAAAAAGGTGGCATCAACGGCTTTCTGTCTTATCGAGCGATGCTTTAAATATCATCCCATCCCGTTAAGCCAGAAGACATAACATAACTGGTAACAGTAGCTTCAAAAAAGTTCGACTTAGTGTGACCTTCTCCTTGAGTATCAGAGAATTTCTCTAAATGGGAATAGGGAGATTTTTTGTATTTATCTTCAGCAAAAATTGGATTTAAACCAATAGCTTTTAGTCGAATATTAGCAAGGTATTTGGTATAGTGATCTATACTTTCTTCAGTAATTCCTAGTATTCGATTACCGATAATATGGTTAGACCAATTAATTTCTTGATTGACAGCCTCTAAAAATGAACTTGCTATACCTTTTTTAATTGACTCTTTTGGGAATAATTGCAATGCTTCTATAATTAATTTTTGATACAAACGAACATGACTCAATTCATCTCGATTAATCATCCTAAAAATATCGGCACTTCCAGCCATTAGATGTCTAGAAGCTAAATTATAAAAATACTGGAACCCATTATAGAAATACAGTCCTTCTAGAATATAATTAGAACACAGAGAACCAAAATAATTACTCTGTGTTGGGCTGTCAATATATTTTTGATAAGAACTAGCAATAAATTCACAGCGATCCTTAAGAACTTTATCGGTGCGCCATAAATCATAAATTTCGCCTCTGCGATCCGAGGGAATAATCGTTTCAATCAAGTATTGATAACTTTGATTGTGCATGGCCTCTTGAGAGATTTGTTCTGCCATACAAAGGCTGATCTCTGGGGCTGTGACGCAAGATTTTAAGTGAGGAATATTACAGGTTTGTACAGAATCAAGAAAAGTTAGATAAGACAAAATACCATCATAGGCACGTCTTT